ATTTCTTTCCAACAAATTATTTATTCTTATAATCATTTTGATATTATATTTCATTACATTACATATAGGACATTCGTAAGGGATTTTACGTATTATCCTTTTTCACCTCCAATCTTTCCCATTTCCATTTTCTAATACTCTTATTTGTCAATCGAGGGAATATATAATCCCCATTCCCTAACCTTATTGCGACTCCTTTTGATTTTAATAAAACTAAGATACCAATGTATTCATCTTCTGGAAGATATCCTCCCGCATATCCTCCCGCATATCCTCCACCTTCCTCATACATATTTCCTTCTTCAACTATCACTTTAATATTGTCCCCAATATGACAAGGTTTTCCATTATCATCATTCTTAATGAATAATCCATCTGCAAATTGTTTCATAATTAATCCTCCATCACTTTATAAATTATTTCTCGGACTTCTCGTCTGATTCTATTCTTTTCAAAAAACCGCTCTAAACTTTCTTCAAAGGTTGAAGATTTAGGAGCCTGTGAAGTATCCCAATATCCCTCCCACTCTTCTTTAAATCTACTGACAAATGCTTCAATTCTTTTATCCAATTCTTGCTTTTCAACAAGATGTTCACGAGTAACTGCCTTTTTCTCAATAGGTATATCAACAGTTTCTACTATATTCCCTTCCGCATACCAGAGGTAAACTTTTGGTTGAAAATCAATTTGATCGGCAGATTGTCTTGTCATGCTTCCTGGGTTAACAAGTAAATTTCCATCAACCCCACGAACAGTGAATGATTGATGATTATCCCCTAAGACAAGTAAATCGAACTGTTTGTATTTTGTTAACAAGATATGAGCTTGCGTTGCTGTACATCCCGGCCATGGTTCTTTTCCCATGTAAGTAAAGTTGTGCCAGACTAAAATCTTCCTTTCAGTATTTTCTGAATATTCATTCCACAATGATGGTTTATCAGGAGTTTGTCCCCAGCTACAACTATTTAATACCTCTAATTTTCCAGCTTTTTTTAGCGTATAAATACCACTCTTTTCTTTCAATTCCATACTGTGTTGGGGTAAGTCATGTTGACCGTATATTGTAAGGAATCTTTCAGGTAAATGTTCCATTGCCATACTTAAGAGATACGGACTGGGTTTCCAATGATGGAATAAATCCCCAGCGTGTAATACCTGACAATTATACTCTGCTTGTAATTCTGAAATGAAATCTAATTTATCCCATTGAGCTTGCCAGAAACCATCTATTCTACAAGTTGGGATTGTTTCCCGTAGGTGGATATCTGAGCAAAGGATAGCGTCCGGTTTTGGGATTGTTTCTACTATTTTGGTTCTTTCCATCTTTACGATACTTTACGATATTTTCGATTTTCTTTTTTCCATCCTTTCAGTTTTTTATGTTTAGGGAAATGTATTGCCCCTGGATCCCAGTTCATCCCTATTATACGTCCTGTTCTCATAGAAGCCCCATCATTTCTTCGTTGGCCATTTTGATTCTTTTTCGCTCGTATATCCCTACGGAAACATTTTGGAACCGGTAATCGTCGTGGAGTTGGTGGTTTTTCAATCTTCACTTGTTTTGATTTGTCCCCACGAGTCATCACTGGTGAGTCTCCTCTACGTAATGGTACTTTTTTCATAATTTCTAATTTTTAAAATATTTTTAGGTCAACTTACTCCCACATAAGACACAAACATCCCCCATTTCCTCTTTAAACCGAACTTCCATTGTAACGACGTTTTCTTTAGTTTTAACAAGTTTTTTGTCTGAGTAATATATTTTATCTACTACTATTTGTAAAGTTTTTACATTGGCTGTAATTATCCTTCTTTTTTCAATTTTGATTAAAATATTATTTACTTGCCCTTCATGTTGTGTTTTTCTATTGAATTGGCTTGTTTTGAAATCAGTCTCCCTAATATCCGTCATCAAACTATCTAACCGGGACATGTCATCTTCGATTGAGTCCCGTTCATTAGTTTTGGCAATTAATTGATCAATTTTCTTTTCAAAAGTCAATAGTTTTGAATCTTCTATAATCTCACTATCTACTATATCAATATGACGAATTAAGACTCTTAAATCACTTATGTTTTTTGAAAGGGTATTCCTCTTTCTTTCCATTTTTTCAATCTTTTCAAGTTTAATTTCAATCTTTTCAAGATTAGGAAGCTCTTTCAATTCCAATTCGTACTTTTGAATGTCATCTTCGTGTTTTCCGATAGTGAGGTTGATTTGAGAAATTTCACTATTAATCTTCTTTTCCGTTTTATTTATTTTATCAATCTTAGCAACTCTATTGAAATGTTTTGCAACATTGCCAGGCGTTTCAGTCAGAAGGAAAGGTAGATTGAGTTGTTGTTGAAGATTTATATCAGTCAGATTCAGAATTTTCTCAACCTCCTCCGGGACACTTGCCCCGAAAGCAGTAAATGATAGATTATCAACTTTGTATAGATTCTCGGATCCTTTCTTTATTCTACTTACGACAACTCCATCTTCTAACTTTGCAGTGACTTCAGTATCTCCTCCCCAATGACTACGAAAGTCATCCCCGGAAGGTTTATTCCATATCAACCACCGTAAAGCTTTTATGATTGCTGACTTACCATGATCACTCGATCCGGTGATTACATTAACTCCCGGACTGAAAGTAAGTATAGTATCTTTATGACTTTGAAAGTTTTTTATCTGAATTTGATTAATCATTACACATTCATTTTTAGAAGGGGACTTTGACTTTTTGCTACATGGTATATTGCTATTGCATCCGCTACAGCCTCATCTTTATATTTTATCCCTGTCCATTGCACTTCATATTTTTCGGATATCGCTTTAATTGTTTCATCTTTTGTAACTGAACGTTTATTTAACAGATGTTTTTTTACGTCTCCTTCACTGTACCAGTCAATGGGCAATCCTTTGCAATCACTGATGGTTTGAATGATGCCAGCTACTGCTCCTATCATCACTGCCGCTTTGGCGTTTTGGGAACCATGAGGGAGTTCGGATAAAATAATCTGGATGTTGTTTTCTGCGATAACTTTCAACAATTGATAATTAATCTCGCCTATTCTATGTACCATATCATCCCCTTTACGAATTCTGAGTTTTTGACTCATTGGTTCAGTTTTGATACAGCCCGTATCTACAACACTTCCCTGCATATCAATCACTGCCCATCCCCACGCTGTAAAAGATGGGTCATTAGCAAGTATTTTAATCTCATCAATAAAATGAATTGTTTTTTCAACCTCAAGTAGATGTCTTTCCCGTTTCATTTTCAAATAATTTATTGTAAAACCATTCCTCAATCACCAGTGTTTTTTCTTCATCATTATACTTACACAATGAGTTGGGGATCCATTTCTCACCTCCGTCAATATCATACAGTCTGGCTTTGTCTGTAATACCCCACATCACCTTTTTCGCATTTACTTTTACTGCTGAATTTCCATGTAAAAACATAGTACTTATCTTTAGGGTGAACTACCCACCCACGCCAAAGGCGGTGGGATGGGCTTCGGAAGTCAGCACTCCTCGTAACCGAGGCAGTTCGTTCCGATTTTTAAGAGTAAGTTCCTTACTCAAATTATTTTTTAAAGCAAATGATTTAATATTAATGGAAGCATTTACATCACGGTCAAGAACAGAATTACACTTAGGACAAGTCCATTCACGGTCTTTTAGTGTTAGTTCTTTATTGATAGTTCCGCAGATATTGCAGCACTTCGATGAGGGGGCAAAACGACCTATTCTTAGGATGTTTTTACCATACCAATCAGCTTTGTATTCTAACATAGTTACAAAAGTTGACCAGCTTACATCTGAAATTGCTTGTGCTAAACAATGGTTTTTAACCATTCCTGCTACATTTAACGTTTCTAAAGCTATCGTTTGGTTCTCACGAATTAACTTAGTTGAAGTTTTATGTAAAAAATCTTTGCGTTTGTTTTCTACTTTCTCATGTAATAAGGCAAGACGTTGTTTTGTCCGCTTACCTTTGTTCTTTGAATATTTACGTTGTACATATTTTAATTTACTTTGGGCTTTGCGTAGGTTTTTTTGGTTTTCAAATACCTCTTCATTAGAAGTAATAGCAAAATCTTTGATACCTAAATCAATTCCGATAGTTGTATTTTCTTTAATTGCTGCTTTTTGCGGAATAATCTCATTTGTATCAACTAATATTGAAGCAAAATACTTTCCTGTAGGTGTAACACTAATAGTTGCACTCTTTATTGTTCCTTTAATTGGACGGTGCAAAACAATATCAAGACCTTCTTTAAACTTGGGGATTATCAATAAGTCGTTTTCCACTATTACATTCTGTGGTACTGAAAAAGATTGTCTGCCTTTATGTTTTGATTTGAATTTAGGGAAACCAGCACCTTTAAAAAACTTCTTAAAAGCAATATCCATATTTTGGATTGACTGCTGCAAAGATTGGCTATTGACTTCTTTTAACCATTCGTGCTCTTTCTTTAATTCAGGTAGTTTTTTTATTAAATCAAAAGAAGATAAGTTTTGTTTAGAACCTAAATATACAGAGTTTTTTGTTTCAAGGGCAAAATTATATGTGAATCTACTACAGCCAATATGTTTAGCAATCAACTCTTTTTGTGAGTTGGTAGGATATATTCTGTATTTATTCGCTTTAAACATATGGCAAATATACAATTATTTTAAACAAAAAACAAACATTCTCAAAATTATATTATCTTTACAAAATGTAAGTGTAATAGGAGTCACTAACATCCCATTGGCTGAGCCAGACCAATGGGTTTTACGCTCCGTTTTATAAATTACTTCTTCTCTTCCTTATACTCAAAATAAACTATTGTCACTTCATTTAAGTTAATCACCTGTTCCCAACCCCCTTTTTTATTTTGAAGAATAAGAAGCCGGGATTCATGAATAATTTGATAATCCTCACATCTAAATTCACTGGAGATGTTCTTACTTTTCCATGTAATAGTAACTATTACCATCTCTTTTTTATTTTACGATTAACCTTAAATTTTTCTTCAATACTTTCCCATAAATCAATCACCTGCTCCCGAAGTTCAGTTTCTAATTCCAAGTCCTCTACTTTCAATATAGCATTCTCTAACTTATTACTTAACTCTTCTCCGTTTATGGTATAAACAGAATTATCTGTATAATCTTTCACAAACTGAAGATTCTGCCGGATGTCATCTATTCCATAATCATACAGTATAGTTATCAAGGCGGAGCGGTGTGGTTTCCAAGTAGAATTCTTAACTATATTGGCAATGATATTAATCCCTTCTATTCGGGTTGTTTCTTTTCCATGTATGGTTTTTTTCCTTATCAGTTTATGCCCTTGCATAAGTTTGGATAAGTCAATTCTTACCGAACTGTAGAAACGAGTTGCCCATCCTCCGGGGGTATTCGTTTTTGCTCCGAAAGTATTACCGGTATCCCTTATCTGATTTGAGCATACCATCAGGTAGTTGTTCTTTTTAATCAGACGAGCATTCTTCCGAAACCCGGCACTGAATTCCTTTCCTCGTCTCATCCCCATTTTATCCCCTTCTTCGTTATCCATCTCCAAGTTGGTGGAAAGAGCAGCAAGAGAATCCGTAATGATACCATTTACTACATCTAAGGTTTTTGGTTTCCACTTTTCAATGCCTTGAAAAACTTCTGTTACTGTATTTGGATTGAAATAATTATCTTGTTCCAAGATATAACCAAATATACGGGCAAATACTTCATCAAACCGGGATTCAGTATCATTGAATAGGGCTTCTCCTCCTTGTCGTTGAATAGCTCCGGCAATTTCACTTAGCAATACACTTTTACCAATGCTTTCAGGTCCGAATATCTCAACTGTTGTACCAGCCAAAAGACCTCCTCCTCTAACTCTTCCTCCACTCAAAGCCAAATCCAGCAATGTAGATCCGGTAGAGATCATCATGTTTGGATCACCTTCCAGTTCTTCCTTTCCTCGTTTTAACCGGGATGACTCCTTTACTTTCTCTTTAACCTGAGTTTTCAATGATTTTGATTTTTTTCCAGCTCTTTCCACAATAATTCTGTTATCTGTTCAACATGATTTTTATGAATTCCTTGATGCTTCAATTCTTTACATATTTCTTCCCGATTTATTGTAGAAGAATTAATACTGATAAGAATTTTTCTTACCATATTTCTGATAGCATCCATGATATTATCATTGTATATCTTCTGTAATTTTTCCCGCACTTTTTCACTTTTCGTGGAATTGGAAATCTTTGATTGAATAATGAAGTAAGAATCAACCTCTGGATCAACCATTACTCCTAAGAAGGAGCGACTTTTAGTTAAAGTCCCCCGCCGCTCCTTCTTTTTGTCTTTAAAAAAGATACTCATTTTTATTAATTGTTTAATTTAACTGTTCGTATTTTTCTCCACAAGTTTCAAATAACTTGCAGCCTTCGCAGTCTTCAAAATCATCCCAATCTTTTCCCAGTTCATGTTCGTTAGGACATTCTTCCTCGTTTTGAGATGGTTCTTCTTCTTTTTCCTTTCTTCTTTCAGAACGGCGTCTTTGTGGTTTGTCAGACCGAGATAATTTAGAAACCGATTCCGGTTCTTCTTCCGGTTCTTCTTCCGGTTCTTGTTTTGAAACACGAGGTATAGTTTTTCTTCGCCGGGACTGGGTCTTTTCTTCTTTTTCCTCTTCCTGCTCCTGGTTATCATCTGATTCTTTTTCCTCGTTATCCACATCCTCTTCATCAAGCTCAAGAAAAGCCGTCTCTATCTCTTTGTAAGAATAAACTTTCAAAACCTCATCTAATTGAGGAACCCCATCTAAAATAGTTTCTGGGTAGGAGTAATCTCTTTCAACGTAATCTATCCTTCCAGCTTGGGCAAACTTGCTTCGATTGAATGTTTCTTCATTAAACCGAATACTCAATGTTAATCCATCTTCCAGATTAGGGAATATTTCCAGTTCCGGGCGTTCAGCAAGATCATCAATAAGAGTACTTTGAAAGTTGCCTTGTGCAATATCCCACAAGTAAATTTTATCTTTTTCATAATCTTTGTGATTTAACACAATCACAGCATATATGTTTTTTTGCTGTGGTTTTGAGATTATGTCTTCTTTCCCGATATCCGGATCACTGAACTGCTTCTGTCTGTATTCACAGATTGGACAAGGTTTCCCGAATGTTTTAGGACAAACCATTGTTTTGTTTTCAGCACCTACTCCATAATGCACCCAGTAAGGGCGACGGTACCAGTATTCACCTTTCTCAGCACCTTCCTCTTTATCTGGATGATTTGACGCGGAGACCAGGTAAGGGAGGATATCCACTTCAATTCTGGCTCTTCCTGAGGTTGCTTCTTCTTTGAAAATACTAACATCTTTGGGCAAAAGAAGGTAACCATAACTTTTTCCTTCTCTTTTTTGACGCTGGGCATTTTTCCCAATTTTCCCTTTAAAATTTGGACTTTTACTTCGTTTTCTCATTTTTCACTTTTTTGATGTTTATTTAAAAAATACTTTTCAATTGCGTTTATAACTCCGCAAGTGAATATAAAACTGTATATAAATACAAGTATTGGAATTGCTATGAAAATAATTACAACAATTAATAATGTTAACCATATACTGTTCATTTTCTTTGAAGTTTACTTTTGATTCCTTTATTCACGTTTTTCTGTTTTTCTTCTCCTTCTTTTTTCTTCCTCAAATACTCATCCCTAAGATTACGAGGCACGCTCGGGCCGGCAAAGTACATCTGAGCATGAAGAGTTACAAGTTGCTCCAGTGCTTTTTTTCTTGTCCAGGAAATCTCTTGATAGACATATTCAGCATACTCAGCCTCTTCCTGAGCATCAAGTAATTCATCTACTGTTTCAATATATTCTTCATTGGTTCGGTATGCAGCTTCAATATCTGCCGCGTTTGGCCTTGCTTTTCCCGTAAGGGTCTCCGGGTCTCGATTAATTTTGTCGATTAATATAGAACGAATTGTTTTCTTTTTTTCTTCTAACCGACGTACTTCCTTTTTCAAAGTTGATACATGTTTGGCATATCGTCTGGCTAACTCGGCCTGATCAATCCATTCCAGATCCAGATTGTCAAAATCAATTTTAACATCTTCTTTGTAATTAATTTCTTTTTCTTGCATTTCTTTTCATTTTTTATTCTTCATTAATAATTAAGTAACATACAAGCACAAGTCCTGAAAATCCAATATTGTATAATGGATCCCAAAACTTTTCTATAATTCCCGCCGCTCTATCATTCGTTCCATTCAGCAATACCGATTGACAATATCCAAGTATATGACGACGGATCCTTTCAGCGTCTTCATCTTTCAACCCGCTGAGTATATTACTTACTTTCTTCCACGGGGTAGGTTTCATTAATGCTCTACATAATTCAATTGATTCACTCTTTACTTCCGCTGTTTGATGAGCTATTTCCAATCTACGTTCAGCTGGTACCTTCAATACACTTTCTAATATCTGTATAGCATTTCGAGGCAACCCGAATGAATCCTGGATAATCTGATCGTATACAGATTTAGTTATCTTTTCTCCTTCTCCTTTCACCACCCTTCTCAATACTTGATGCATCTGCTGGTCACTTAGAGGATTCATCTGTAATTGCATACATCTTCCACGAATAGTTTTTAAGAGGGACCAGGGTTCTGTAGTACAAAAAATGAAGTAAGCATGTTTCGGAGTATCCTCCAATATTTTCAGTAGAGCATTCTGTGCTTCGTTTGTTAATTTTCCACATTCGTCGATTAACCAAACTCTCATTTTGCTTTCAATAGGCAGAAGATAAGCATTCCGAATTATCTCCCTCGCTGTATCAATACCTCGAAAATCTGCGGTATTAATCTCTTTGTAATCTATTCCTTTACAACCTACTTCATTGGCTATAATCCGACCTACAGTAGTCTTTCCACATCCTGTTTGTCCATGCAGGAGAAATACATGTGGGCATTTTTCAAGATTGGAAAGCATTGATTTCAGAGAATCAATAGTCTCGTTATTCCCCTGCACTTCATCTAATGTTGATGGTCTGTATTTTTGATATAAACCCATTTACTATTTAATTTATTATTCCAAATTCTGCAGCTTCTACTTTTGTTATCAATTCTTTTTTATAACAATCCCGGGCATAATTATTACGATATGCTGGATGGCTATTTCTCAAAAGTTGGAGGTAACTCATTGTTTTTACTCTCTCCCGTAGAAATTTATTGTTAGCAGTCACATATATCTCAAGTTCTTTTCTAAAGTTCAACTCTTTTATTTCTTCCAGTATTGATTTCATGATTATTTCTTTTATTATATTATACAATTTTTATTTCTATTATTTAGAAAAATTATAATCTTTTTTATCTGCCCAGCTACAATCAACCGGACTTAATTCCATATTTATTTTTAGTGGAACAATAATCCAAGTCCATTCTGCTGGTACTTCTTTCGTGGTTATTTCATGTGCGGTTTTTGTTACTTGTTCCAGTTCGTCCGGATGAACATCAAATACAATTGAATCATGAATCTGCCCTATCAACCGGGTATCCCAATTCTCTTGTCTCATTATAGCATCTAACTTAATGAAACTTTTCAAAAGTATATGGAAAGCACTCCCTTGAATTCTACAATTTAATACTTGGTTTCTTGTCAATACTCCTTTACATGAAAACCCAGTGTAGAATTTAACTACTCCGTTTTCAAGGTAATCATTATAAGTCTCCTCCATGTATTTTCTGTGAATGGCAAACCGATCAAAGAAATTCCCTTCTACTTTCTTAATGTGATCCGTGTATTCAAACAATGACTTTATATCGTTGTTGATAAGATGATCAGAAAGGGAGAGATCCTCTAATTCAATTCCTTGCTTTTTCTTCCATCTACCAGCAGGCTTCAATTCTCCCCAGTTACATGCTAAACCAATAGCGCAATTTTTGTAGTAATCTCCATATAATTCCGGAAAAGTAAACCCATTCTTTGCCGCACTTCTTAACACTTTGTGTCCTGTAATGGAAGGATCATACTTAATGAGAAATACTTGTTCTGCCACATCAGCATGAGGGTCGGAATTTGGATTCCTACAATATTCCAACATCACCGGATCCTTTGAATAACAAGCATTGATATTGAACTCCAATCCACTATAGTCAATCTCTAATAATTGATGTCCGGGACGCGGAAACAAAGCCCGTCGGGTAATTAGTTTTGCTTCTTCATCCCGCACAGGTATATTTTGAAAGTTTGGGTTGTTTGAAGAGGAACGATAAGTTTGTACTGTATGTAAGTTGAAAAATGGATGTATATATCCATCTATCGCCTCCCTTTCAAACTGATCCAGATAAGTATTTTTCAATTTCTTCAACTTCCGAATTTCCAGTATATAATTCAATCCCGGAATGTTTAATTCTTTCAAAGATTTTTCATCAGTTGACCCGGCTCCGGATGCAGTTTCTTTTGGAGGGGTTTCTTTTCTAACTTTGTATAGATACTGTTTCAGCTGAGGATTACTATTAATATTAGGTCCCTGTTCTCCTCTTGAATGTGTCCACTGCCTGTAGAATTTTGTCTGTTTTAATTCTTCTTCTACCTCCTCAATTCTTTGATCTAATTCTTGTTTTTTCTGGCGAATATAATCAATATCCACCCGGATACCTTGTCGTTCCGCCCGAGCCAAAGCAAGAGTCCCTTGATGAAAGAGTTTATAAGCATCTTTAGTTTCCAATATGTACATCTTTTAATACTGATTTGTATTCTTTTTTAATGAAGTCTATAAAAAATTTTATACGGTGGAGTGATACATCGGAGTTGTTCTTATTAATCATTTTGGCACGGGATTCACAAGCCTGATATAATTCATTTAAAGTTTGATGATACGCTTCAATCAATTGGTTAACAGATTTATTATCTACAAATTTTGGTCTGGCACTATTAATAACTATTCGCAAGAAACGTAAAGAAATTTTATCCGTGTTAAAACTTGTTGCTGTTTTTTCGCAAGTAGTGTAAATAAGATCCAAATTCTGCAGGATTGCTTCCCTGGATTTTTTCGCATTTTCTTGATATTGTTTTGGGTCTGGGTTTGGTTTTGGTGGAGGTGGAGGCGCCTGATATTTTGGCATATTATTACGTCCTTCGTTCATTTGAAACTTTTTTGTTGTTTTTTTCTTTGTCATAATATAAGTTTTTTAAAATGGTAAAAAATCATGTTCAATTTGATGAATATGCTGGGTAGCAAGACGCAAGGTCAATACAGCATCATATCCGTTGTATGTAAGTAGTTTCTCCTTTCCTCCTGGTTTCTTAAGTAATTCATATATCTTATTCATAGCATTTGCACTTTTGTCGTTAGATTGGAGGTAAGAGGTTATTTCATCATCATATCCAACAATCCCAAAATTCACATAGGATTGAAATTTCAAACTACTCACTCCTTCTCTATTGTCAAGAATATGAGAAGACAGCATAGTATCAAAACCCCAGTTATTTATTTCTGTATACAGGCGTTTATTAGTCCAATGATCTTCAAACTTCATGTGATGAGCAACTTTCATAATCTTGTTACTTTGAAAAAGATTGACAAGTGGTTTGCGTTTCTCTTTTGATGAAGGCATCAGGAAAGCGTAAGCGTGATCTTCCCTATCTGCTACTGCACAGGAAACAATCCGATGGCTTCTTGCGTGTGGTTTTATCCCGGTGGTTTCATAATCAAACGCCACTATATCGGTATTAATACCATCGAGATGACGAAGGTCATCAATTATATCAATCATCGGAGGTTTAAAAATAGGAGGCTTTTCACCTATCTTAGAAAACGCCTGCCATAAATCTTCCTTCCAGATATTAGTAATTCCATCCATCTGCATTCGTTCCACGTATGATGGATGGAATGTAGGACAAACCCATGCTTTGAGATCCCGATCAGGTATAGCCCAACCTCTCCATCTCATTATTCCACCAAGATTCTTTTTCCACCGGAGATCAAGAAAACTGTTAACAGCTGACCCACCAAGTAGAATGATGATGTCCGGGGCGTACTCCTTTATAATTTTCTCAACCATTACTTTTCTACAACAAGCGATCTGTTGTTTAGTCGGAGTTTTGTTCCCTGGAGGTCTACAATTCACGGCGTTCACATTCAAACAATCTTCAAACAAATCTATTCCCAATTCCCGGTATGTTTTTTTCAACAGACGACCCATCTTTCCTTGCCATGGTTTACCTCTTTCATCTTCAATTACACCAGGTGCTTCTCCTATATTTAGAATTCGTTTGCGGAAATTTCCGTAAGGTTGAATCATAGTAGAAACCACATCTTTATACAGTCCACAAGAAACACAACTCAGTGTATTTTTACTACTCATGGCTTTGGTTTTCTGTTTTTGCTTTACCTCAAAAAAACCTTTCATTTCAAAACCGGTTTTAACTTTTTCCAAACATACAGAATCATGCTTAAATGAAACGTGTACTTTGCATTTGACAGTTCAATGATAGCTATGTCATCCTCAATTGAAATAGATAGATCATCACAAGGAGAAGTAGGCATGTTTTCAGGTAAAATGAATATGGCTTTCCTAAAGTATTTTCTCACCCGAAGGCCTTTATTCCACATATAATAACCTTCTTTATCCCCTTCAACCACACGACAAGCTCCCATCAACCAGATAAACGCCCACTTCAACTTTTCGTTGAATGTGGCTTCTTTTTCAGTTTCAAAAAATCTTTTCATTCTTTTCATTATTCTTCACTTTGTAGAGCGCTGGCATACTGCCACCCTTCTCCTTCAAATTTAATAAAATTTTCATTCAGTATACATTGATTGGTTTCTTTCAGAATATCAATCAGTAAGTGAGGAGCAATCAGGAATTCAACTGGATTACCTTCGTAATGAATTAATGTTTTTTCAGAGAAACTCCCTGTTTCCGATTGACTGAAAACCACCATTCTTTTGCTTTCAATACTAATTCTAATTGTTTCTTCTAATAGATTATCCCGTTTAGCAAACACCCATGCTTTACCAAGTATTTCAGCGGTAGTTTTAGGGAGCTGAATCTGTTCTCCTTCAATATTCAGATGTTTTTGTAAGGTTGGATAATCTTTTTCAGACTCCATCAAGCGACAAGAAATTACAGTTCCTTTTTCATTTTTAAAATGAATCCATTTATCATCTCCTTTTTTATTGACATGAGTTGGATTAATTTTTATCACATCTTTTGTCATGGATGCCGGAAGTAAAAAATCTTCAACCGGCATTGGTTTTTTTAAATCACAATGAGAAATTTTATAACTATCCGTAGCCTGAATAATTCCATTCGTTTTAACATTCACACAAGTTAATTCCGGCTGAGACATGTCTTTTGAACAGGCACTCATAGCAAACTTTAGAAAACGATTGAAATTATCAGGTAATTTTTCCCATTCCCCTTTTATAGGTATAAGCGGTATTTTGATCTCCTCTTGAAGAGTCAGACGGGCGGATCCTTTTCCAAACTTGAGATTTACCTCATTTTTATCAATAGAGATATTGATTTCCCCTTCTTTAATTTTTTGTAGTAACTTGTATAGTTCCTCAGCGTAGATTGCTCCTCTGATATCCAATCCTTCGATTGGATGAGATAAGCTGATCCGGTCATTATAAGTTACTACTTTATCATCAAGGAAAGCAAATGAATTAGCTTGTTCGATGATGTCTTTGCTTGCCAATCCTGGCTGTACTATTGTCAGGGCTTCTTGTAATTGATCTTTGTTAATTTTCATTTCTTTGTTTTATTTCTGTATATTCGTCCTAATTTACAATATGTTTTCAATTGTTGAGAATCTATTCCCTGTTCTCGGAGAAAATAATAACTAATAAGTCGGGTATTTCCTCGTTTCTTTGTCAAATTCCAATCCAACGTCTTATCAAAAAGCCAGGTAGCGAAGTAAATTTTCATAACTCAAATTTTTTCATTTTTCGATGTTGAGTAAAAGGCCACGGCCATTCCGGCATTGATTTTTCAAGATCAAGAAAATAAATGATATTCATCTCATCCCTGAGTTGATACCGATTGGATATACCATCCTCTATAATCACTTCCACTTCTCTTTTCTCTAATTTATCAACTGGTTTCTTTTCAAACCACCGCTCGTTTTTTTGTAGTTCATAAGATTGATCAACCTCTTTAAATTTAGACTTACCCAAACAGTATCCTTTCTTGTGAATGTATGAAAGAATTACTTCTTGCTCCATTGGAGAAAAAGTATTAATATGTTGTCCTTCATCTTTTATATTCGGATTACGAAGGGATACACTAATTTTTCGAGGAGTTTTATTGTATATCCATTCCCCTTTCGTTCCACAGGGAACGAATATGGATCCCATTCTTCCGGTTATTACCCAGGAAGTAGAATCAACAGAATACCATGGATACCGAAGCATCAATTTTAGAGAAGTTACGGCAAATCCATGTATTTTTGCTTTTGGATACCCTTTTTCATCACAAATAAATTCGGAAAAACATTTATCTAACCAAGGAATTAATTTAGCCCCAATATTTCCAGCTACTCCCAAAGCGATGTATTCATATTTATCACAATAATCTTTTAAATACGGAAAAGGCTCTCCAAAGTGAAACACTGGTACTGGAGATAATCCAGCTTTTTCCATTATCTTTTGATTTTCCAATGTTTTTTCCGCTGTTAATTTATTAGGTTGTTTCCCACCTATACCAATCACATCCAGATTAGCGTAGATATTAATCACATCCTGGTTTTCTTTAATGAACTGGATGTATTCATTGATGTTTATGTCTTTTCCTTGCGTCCAGGCAGAGAATGCTCCCGAGTCCATGAAAAGATCAATTTTGTTTTCTTTAGGCATTTTTCCTTTATCTTTAATTATCCAATAATATGACCATAATCTTTTTTCCCAAAAAGGATTTAACTCTCTCTCTCTCTTACAATCTCCGGAAGATCCTCCTCCAGGAACTCCAGCTAAGTGGATTTGCATTTCTTTTTCTTTATTAAATCAAACGCATAAGGGACTGAGAATTGATTGTTTAATATATCCCAAAAAGAAAGTAGTCTTTTTGAAGCTATTCTTTGCCACTCTCTCTCTCTCTGTTCAGTGCCTGGGGTTCCTGCTAAATAAATTTTCATAGCCTTATACCGAACATCTTTGCAGGAATTCTGATTTTACATTAGCATTATCCAAGAAAGCTCCTTTCAGTTTAATAGTAGTCATTTTTCCTTTTTTCTTGACTCCTCTCATAGTCTTGCAAAGATGTTCAGCTTCCATAACTAATCCCATACCCAGCGGCGGAGGATTATCTTTACTCAATGTATTCCAAATGTCTTCCACAATGTCATATACTAATCGTTCTTGTATTTGAAGACGGGCAGAATGATAATCCACCAACCTTGCGACTTTGGATAATCCTACAATAGCCCCGTCAAAGGAAGGAATATATCCAAACCAATACTTACCAAAGAACGGCACCATGTGATGTTCACAATAGGAGTAAAATTTTCCGGAATCTATAATCATTTGATCATATACTAATCCATCAGAGTCGTTTCTGAATGTGGTTATACCTGGTTTCTTCTTTGGATCATACCCCCTAAATATCTCTTTCCACATTCTAACGACTCGATCAGGAGTTCCTATCAGTCCAGGACGATTTGGATCTTCTCCAATATATTGAAGTTGAGAATAAATCAATTGTTCAGCTTTTTCTTTTGACATAATATACTTTTAAAAAAATGAGTTTTTCTTCTCTTTTGGTTTTTTTAATATCAACAGTAATTCCGCAGCGGCTTCCGGATATAAAATAGGAGCAAAGGCCATCAACCAAGTGGAAGGCAAATATTCCTTTAATGAAAAATATTGCTGTTTCTTATTTTCTGATTGATTATTTATCCACTTTTCAAAATCTTTCACTTTTCCAACTAATCCATATTCCGAAGAAATTTCAAAACCAATATCAATTACAGCATCTTTTAATTCATTAATGCCCCATTCGTATATGTGAGCGGCATATTGAGTATCGTATGGATCTTGCTTATCATTGGTATTTGGACAAGATAAAAACATTTCCTGTCCGGGTTTTAATATAGAAAAACAATGCTGTAAGGATTTATACCCTATATCTCGTTGCATATGTTCTATTGAAGATGTATACACAATAAAATCAAAAGAATTATCATGGAAGTATGTATTCATATTTTCCACACTACCTATTACATGAGATATCTTAAACGGGTAATATTCTTTTATGTCTTTTATTTTTTTTATTCCAGATCTTCTTTTTTGTTCTCCGATATTTGACTCAGATATATCAATGCCAACATATTCTGATATGTTCCTTCTATAATAACGAATAAGAGGAAGAAGTAATCCCCGACCACAACAAACATCTAACACCCTCCAATTTTTTTTCATTTTTAAAACAGCTGCATGATGCTGGATGTAATTCATTACATCCAAAGAAGAAAAAAATCCATCTGCGAATTGAGCATAAAAATTTCGCATCTGATATGTAGTACAATACACATCTTTTGGATTTTCTCCTTCTTCTATTTTATGAACTATTTTACGCTCAGAACTCATTATTTTTTGAATTTTGGATTTTTTGCAATAGCTGCTTTTTTTACATCAAATCTCATTTTACTGAGCCATAGTTTGGCAACCACATAATTTTTAGAATAATCCAGATCAATCTTTTCGTCTGTGATTTTTTGAGCAATTTCCTCGATTGTTGCTCCAGTTTTAGAATTGATCATTTCTTCTACTACAGCTTTTTTTGTTCTTTTGGAAGGACTTGATTCTTTTTTCTTTTCAGTTTTTGGCTCCGGTTTCTTCTTCTCAGCAAGTTTCTCTTCCTCCGGTTTCTTTTCTTTTGGAGAGGGTTCTGATTTTGCTTTCGACTTCACTTTCAACTTTACTTCTTTTTCCGGTTTTTCAGCACCAGGATTAAGAATCCCTATCATGCACTCCCTCAAATCCTCTGCTTTTTTATAGGAACTCAAATTCCCACGGATGGATTTGAATTCAGCGTACGTCCGGGCAACATCCTTCAATTCCCTCACCGAGGGAGCGGTCTCAATCTCAGCTATGATATCAAGATTATCCGCTACGGTTTCTTCTTCTTCCTCAACTTCTTCTGCATCTTCAATCTCGTTACTGTCTTCAAACTTCCAAAATCCAAGTTGCTCCAGTATATCTTTCGTATCCGCCGAAATCTCAGCCACATCATTTAGCTCAAGCAACGGAGCAGCTTCCTTCAACCAATCAACTACTTGCTCTTCAGTTTTCCCTTTTGAGCGAAACGGAGGATTGAATTTACATATCTCTTGTAATTCAAGCGCGGTTTCTCGAAGTACGTTTAAACGTACTTCATTACTCATTGTACTTAACCTTTTTTTCATTTTACTTTTTTTATTAATTAATTAAACTCCAACATTTTTATCCCAAAGAACAATATGCTCCCGGGAACAGTATCTTACATTATGTTTGATTGCTAAATCTACAGTCTCTTCCTGATGTTTGAATAACTCTTTTCTCGTACTACCAAGTGGCATAAGTATTATTTGATTTTTTCTAATCAATCCTGAATTCAGGAAATCCATTTGAATCTCTTCCCAATCTTTTTCACATTCAATTACAAATTTAAACCAGGAATTGTTTAATGAAGACATATAAGATATAATTTCTGGCCTGTATCTCTTTCTACGATGCACTCCACTACTTGATAACTTTGGTGAATTATTCCAAACAGATATGTAATTCAGTAGCAAAGAAGGATTCAGTACACATTCATTCTCAATTTCTGTAATAGTGGGAAAGGAATACCTTTCTTTAAATTCATGTAAGAAAAGAAAAATACGGTATTCTTGTAGTAAAGGACTACCTCCGGTTATGATAAGATGTTGATCCTCCCTTAATCTATCTACCAATCCGGATTCTTCCATCATCTGAAATAATTCATCAAATGAATAAGGATTGCCAAATCGCCAAACTTCGGTTGTGTCACAATACACACATCCCAGATGACACCTTTGTAATCGGAGGAATGCCGCAGGTACTCCTGTGTTAATACCTTCTCCCTGGATAGTATCAAAATAGAATTCGGATATATCCAGATACCGACTATCAGCTGTAATGGAAGGAAAATTTCCCCGCTTTTGAAATGCTTTAATTATTTGTTGACTCATTTTCCTTAGTTTTAACGCTATTTCTTACTTGAATAATATCTCGTAGATTAAAGGGTATCGACCATACTAAGGCTCATAACGGGCATTGGTCTTATCGGTTTCCGAAACTTCCACGGCTGAAAGTAGAGGACCACATTTGCGAGAATTCCATCTGTAATATATCCACTTGGCAATATTTTCCGCTGTGGGATTGCCTGGACCTGGAATAATATCATTCAAATGTTGATGATCTAAATTAGAATTAATCCAATCTTTAATCGGCTTTAATTCTCTGTAATCCTGAACCATTCCTTTATGATTAAGTTCATTACTTTTTAACTCCACTTTTACTTTGTAGTTATGTCCGTGAACACGACTACATGGATGACCTTCTTCCAATTCATTTAATTGATGAGAAGCGCTAAATTCAAATTCTTTTGTGATTGTAAACATATCTTTCTTTTAATATATAATACAAATTTTATTTCAATTTTAAGTAAAAAAACTTGATAAATATGGTTGACCTCTATGAAGGTTCTGTAAAACAACTATCCCTTCCTCACTGATGAAATCCTCTTCCCTAACCACTAACTTATTTAACCGCATTTCTTTCAACTTTTTTTCTCTTCCATCGGGATCCTGGTTCAATCCAATCATTGCCACTACATGTCCGTATTTGCGTTTATCTTCTGCAAAATTATCTAAATGCAACCAATTCTTTTTATAACTCGCGGCATCAGCCTGAGTGCCGACAATAACCAAACAATGTTTCTCTTCTGACAACCCTCGAAGTTTTGCCCACTTATCATTCTCCTGATCCCGCAATGTTCCTTGAATCTCTGGAGCAAGAATATCCGGATAATCCACCACAATCATATCCGGAATAAACCCATCTTGCTTCTCCCAGATATCCAGAATGGTTTTCATCTCTTTTATCGTTAGAGTGAAACTGGGGTGGCAAGATAGTTTAAACCGTCGATTCTTATTGATGAAAAACTCTTTCGCCACACTTTGAGCTTTTGGATATTCCAGTGGAGGCCCGGCATCTATTTGTTTTATCCAGACAGCCCCCAGTTTACCCTTCCAATATTTTGGACAGTTATAACATGGTTGATAATTTGGAAACTCCTTATATTTCTCCTGCAATTCTTCAATGGTAATCTCATGACGGATATGATTCAATATATTTTTCTTTTCTTCATCATTCCGGATTGGAAATATACCTTCATCAGATTCTCTCTGCGGATTATCACAAAGATCCATTTGGTTCCAAATGCAATCCCGGACAGGTTGGAACATCTTTCCACTATACTTTTCCTTATCAGATTGTTTCGCCAAGTAGATGGATATCCGTCTCGTTATCTGTCCTTCCGACATATCTCCGGCTTCAAAGAATGCAACATTTGATCGTTGTCGAGCCGCCCGGATTGCAAATTCCAGTAGCCAAAATGTTTTTCCTCGTTTCTCACTTCCCATTATCCCTACCAAACTATCTCTTACAAGTAAGTCATTCAGGAATTGACCTAACTGACGAGGATATCTTACTACAGGCTGCTGACTGTAAGTGAATGCTTTTTCAATAGTATTCATCAAAGTCTCCTCATCCCCAAAATCAATACCTATTCTCTTAGTATTACCAGAGACTGGTTTATATTCCCCAGCAAGACGTTTTGCTTCTGAAAGATTCCCTCTATCAATATGTGATTGGATTTCGGTGGTAAAATCTTTTAAATTCTGCTCATCGAAATACGTATTGGTTTGATCCAACAGATAATCAACATTGAACTTATCAGCCCGTTCATACTCATCGGACAAATCTTCCAGAATTTCTTCTATATCCTGTCCTTGCTCATCCGTTAGGTTATTGCTATGAAGTTTTTGAATGTAGATATTCTCAATATCCTTACCAGGTGCTTTCTCATACTTATCAAAATATTCAATACACCAGGTAGCTAACATACGGGCTGTTTTGGACTGAAGTAATTTACTTTTCCATCCTAAACGCACTTGTTTGATGTAATCAGTGGATACTATTAAGCCGGTGATTACCCGGCGTTCAATTGCTTCATCTTGTCTCATAAGAAAAAGAATGGTTTTATTTTAATTTTATTTACTCTTTTCAATCCAATCTCTACGGCTTTTTCTGAAATATCACAACCTATAAAACTACGATTTAAATCTTTACAAACTTCAGCAGTTGTAAAACTACCAGCGTAAAAGTCTGCTACTAAATCCCCTTCGTTGCTACTTGCTTTTATTATTCGTTCAATTAGTGCTTTTGGTTTTTGTGTTGAATATTCAGTTTTTTGTGAAATAGGTATATCCCAAACATTCTGCAAATTTATCACTTTCTTATCATCAAAATAAACCTTAACCTTTTTACCTTGTTGAGTAACGTTGTTGTAATATTTGCCGTTTTCATCTTCTTTGCTAAAGCGTTTAATTTGTTTTTCATTATAATTTAATCCTATATCATTCAAATTAAAAGTGTATTTATTGCTTTTTTTATAGTACAATATATTGTCATGCTTACTTTTGTAGTTGTTTTTAACATTTGACTGGCTGTTATAATACCACCAAATTATCTCATTCAAAAAATTACCATAACCAAAAACATCATCTAAAATACACCTCAACCAATGGTTTATTTTAGTGTCCATCTGTAAATAAATACTTCCTGTATCTTTTAAAATACGGTGCATTTCTTTAATTCTTGGTATATAATGTTCTTCTATTATTTCTCGTTTAGGCTTTAAATCTTGGTAATCGGTAAATTTTCTGCCTGTTCCATAAAGTACATCACAGTAAATTAAATCAACTGTGTTATCTTCAATTTCTGCCATCAATTCAAGATTATCACAACATCGTATATCTATTTTATTACCTCGTCTCATAAGAAGGTACAAATTCTCCGGTTAATACATTTGTGTTTAGTTCTTTGTTTTTTGCTCCTAAAAACATTTTCTTGAATAAATTATTACGAGGGCTAAATGTTTGGGAGGATATTCCATCTAACCATCCTTGCGATTTTAACCAGAAAATGTATTGTTTGATTAATCCGGAAGGGTTGACATTATCGTTTACTTTGGTAAGGACTTCCAGGGATTGGTTTTCTCGAATCCAATCATATAATTTACAAAAATTACTGGCAAGCTCTGATTTATCATCTTTTACTACTAATTGATTGACTTGCTCATAATTGTTTTTCATTGCTCTCAATAACCAATCAGAATCAAAATGGGAACTTAGGATTTCGTCTGGAGTGAATAAAGGAGTACCAACTTTATAATCATCATCTCGTTTCATTGCATTTTCCAGCCTGGTGAATTTTTCTCTTAACGATGCTCCTGACTCGACAACTGGAATATATTTTTCTCCAATCCTATTCTTATACCAGTCCAGAGCTATATTAATTCGCTTAATGGATATTTTGTTCCCTTCAACTAATTTGCGTATTTCATCTGACCAATTCCTAAACTGAGCCGGGGTATGTTTTATATTTTTCTTGGATTGAATGATTCTACTTAATTTACTACATATTGGAAGGTATTGTTTATTCCTTTCCAAAATAGTAGATTTATTTGATTTGGGAGAATCACTTACTCCGGAACTTTTTTGTTCCGGGGAATGTAATTTAATATTAGAATTAATTTTATTAGTATTAATATTATTATTATTATATATTATTAGCCCCTGGTTTTCCATATCCAGGGTCTCCATATCCGGGTTTTCCATATCTGGGTTTTCCATACCTAAATTATGTTTCGTTCTTCCATCCAGATAAATTTCTAATTCATTGGAATCAATCCAATGAATATTTTTTTGGATGTCGAATGAATAAGGTTCATCCGAGTATGCCCAAAAAGAACCTTTCCATACTTTGGTTTTCTTGTCGCGATAACGAACCCGTATTAAGTATCCATATTCTTCCAATTCATTAATGCCTGAGTTGATTGCATCTGATCCTTCTTTCATCATTTTGGAAATACCGGATAAACAAGATTTCCATCCTTCTTTGTTGCTTAATAGAAGACAGAGCAATGCTTTTCCTTTTCCTGAGATTTCAGGGCTTTTTAACAATTTGTTTGGAATTTGAGTGTATTCTTTTGAAATACTACAATTGATGGCATCTGGGAGATTGATATTCTTGTGTTTTAAACTCATAACTTCTCTGGATTAAAAATTAAACAAAAAAAGACCCGGAGCGTTTTTGAAAGGACATCGCAATTACTCCGGGTCAAAACTTGGCCAAATATATTTTTAATTGTATTACGACGTCCTTTTAAATTCATTGCGTTAAAATTAATTATATCATTTATATAATACAAATTTTCTTACGATTTTTTATTTTAAAAATAGATTTTTAAAAAACTGACAGGTATGTCAAGGTTAAAAATTATAAAAACCTCCTGTTTTCTTACGATAAACAGAACCTGTCGGTTGGTGATAGTAAATCATTGTACTTTAATATCTTTATATGCAAGATAACCAATCACTATAACTATCAAGATTAAGAGTAATAAGTATATACACGCGATACATTGTGGGAACATCATAATAACCTCCGTTTTTTATTTTAAATTTTAACAAAGTTTTTTATCTCTTTTTTGTTACAATAACAGGAATCCGCAATTTGTAGTTTCATCCATTGAATGAAATTTAAAGGTCGGTTTGCAAAAATGCCTAAAGTCCTTACTTCGTTTTTTTCGGAGTCAAACGCAGATATTGTTTTAATAGGATCATCAAAATTTGACTCTTTAATATAAGCATTTTGTACTTTTAGGAAATATTTTGCCATCTGGATTATTTCTTTATAATCTGAAAATGTTAAATTTACATCCATGCCAGGACATTCCGACACCATACTTTTGAACTGCTCAAATGTTACTCTTTTTGTTTTAAATTTTTCCATAACTTTTATTTATTTTGAAATTGATTTTACTAATTCCTCTGCTTCACATTGAGACAACTTCCCGGGGTCTCCTTTTATTTTCACATTCCATGCATCAACCCCTCTGAATTTTAACTCGGCCACGAGTTTCTGTGCTTGTCTTTGAGCTTGTGGTTCGTCATCGAATATTACGGTAACACGTTTAAATGCATGAGCAATAATTCGCACCTGAACCTCAGTATACTCAATTCCAAATGTAGCGAAGGCAGGAAACCCTAATCGC